AAGACTAGGGATTGGATAAGGGGATTATTGAGCGATAAAATACAACCTCAACACCTTATATCATCGGCCTATAAAGAAAATTTAAGATTTATGCTTGCTTCGTTTTCTGGTTTTAAGATACGAGATCCTCAAAATGAACTTATAGATGTTCCATGTGTGAATGCAACCGCAGAGAGAGCAGTTGCAAAAATGTTTCAAGAAAATAACATAATTCTCCCCCTTGTAACGGTAGCACAGACCGTGAGCGATGAGGATACAGATCGTAGAAGAATAAAAGATTTACTAGTTAATGAAACTTATTGGGATACTAAAAGAAAAAGGGCTCTTAGAGTTATAAGTTTAGCCCCCAAAGCTATTACAATATCTTATGAAGTAAATATGTGGACTAAGTATAACGAAGATATGGATCAGCTTGTAGAACAAATTAGGTTATTATTAAATCCTAATTTAACTATGATTACAAAATATACTAATTCTACAATGGCATTTATAACAGGAGAAGAGAACGATTCTGTTACTGTGGTCGGCGACAGAGAAGATAGAATCATTAGACGAAGATTTGATCTCTCAGTGGAGGGATATATTCCATATCCTAAGTATTTAATAACTTCTACAGGAGAAATCACAGAGTTTAACACTGAGGTAGAAGTAATAACGGAAAATAAGACTTCGGTACTTGATGAAACTATTGATACTAGCTCAATAAACATATCAGAAACTGAGTCTTATACAAAAATAAATTAAAATTGTTTGTATTTATTACCTAAATATATTTAGAGGTTACGACACAGGTATAAATTATGGTTTCTAAAAAGAGTATAAAGAAAAAGAAGGTTAAGACAGTGACGGAAGTGCCAGCCTCTGTCCCTAAAATTTCTATGAAAACTGTTAGAAATGTAAGTCTACAAACGTGGCCTGTGCCTACGGGTAGAAATCAAACAATAAAATTAACTCCAGGAGCGTCTGTGGAGGTTCCTGCTTCTGTTATAACAGAAAGATTGCTTAATTTACATAAAAGAAGATTGATAAGTATTAATTAGGGAGAACATTAAATGGCTAAGTATCTAAGTCCAGGTGCCTATTTCACCGAGGTTGACATATCAGACTATCCCGCAGGGTCCAACTCTTCTGTGGTGGGGATAATTGGGTTTGCTTCAAAAGGACCAGTGGCGGGAAAGAGTGGGGATAAGGCTACCCTAATTACTAGCCAAGAGCAGTTAGTTTCTACATTTGGTAACCCAAGTGAGGACCTAGCAGGACAAGCGTTAGAAGGTGCTCTTGAAATATTAGAAGCAACCAATAGCACGTATTTTGTTAGGTGTGCTGCAACGTCCGCAGCAGAAGCTTCTGCTGCTATACCTATGGGAGTTTGTCCTGCTGTAGGTGTTTCTGCTTCACCCTCTGGTGGTTGGATAGGTCTCGATAATGGAGGAAGTTGGAATTATAGGTTTACAGTTACTACCTATGATAACACCAGAACTCAAGTATTAAATTCTAAAGTGTATAGCGTCCCATCGGGAACAATATCCCAGACTTATGCTAATGGAGGCAGGTCCATTGATGCCTTAAGAAAAGTTTTAGGGGGCTCTTTGGATGCAGATAGGATAGGAGCCTTTGGTACTGATGCAGATGCCTCTGCTTTTATCGTTAACCCCATAGCTGGTTCTGGTACTACCATGACCATTACTATGGAAGCGACTGATGATGATACTAATTGGACTGGGGTGAAAGGACTCCAACCTTTGGATTTGAGTGGAATACGCCATTCAGATTGGAGTACAGACGCATTGGCTGCAACTAGTGTGACGGTCTCTGGGGGCACATTCTCTGATCTGTATTACTGGACCAGATCCCGCTATACTGGAGCAGGATACAACGAAGGAACCACTCCCGCTGGGGCAACGTCAGGAACTTCAGTTGAGGTGAATGTCAATGGTAATTCAAATGTAGTTATTCAGGTTAACACTGATGGTACTGCGGCTGAGACCTTTAAGGGAGGAGCTACTTCCTCGGTATTCTTGGAAACTGCAATAGGAAAAACTAATGTAGATGCTACCTCAAGAGAGATAGTAGGATACTATACTAGTGCCCAAGGAAATGCTGCGGTAACAAGTGTGACTTCTATAGATAACTTCTATGATTTAACCACTGGTATTGGGGCGATGGCTGTGAACACTATGGCTGTAACAGACGGTTCTGGTATGGTGAGTTCGATGTGCGACCCAAGATTTATCAAGCCTGTTCAAGGTACTTATTCCTTGGCTGGTGGTGATAGTGGTATTCCCACTGAATCCGCTGCTAAAGAAACTTCTTTAATAGGACAGGTTGAGAGTGATGGTGGTAGGAGCGGCATAGAGGCTCTGGACGATGAAGGTGTTCCCGTTAGAATAGCCTTGATCCCTGATTTCTCTGAGCTTGATGGAGCACAAAATGCTCTTATTACTAAAGCTGAGACCACACAAAAATTCTTAGCTCTTGTATCTCCTCCATATGCTATTGGAAAACCTTCTGATGCTATTGATTGGACTAATGGCAAATCTACTGATAGAGCAGCAGCCATTAATAGTTCTTATGCCGCAGTTCATTGGCCTTGGGTTAAAACCTTTAGTGTCTTTGATGGTAAAGATAGGTGGTACGCCCCCGAGATTTACGCTGCAAGACAAATGGTAGCTACAGATAGAGTAGCCCAGCCATGGTTTGCTCCTGCTGGCTTGGCTAGAGGTCGTTTAACCAAGCCTGTAGATGTTGAAGTTGCATTAAATCAAGGTGATAGAGACTCTCTCTACAGTGGTGGAAATATAATTAATCCAATCACTAAATTTGCTCAAGATGGAATTGTTATCTTCGGACAGAGGACAGCCTTGAGATCAAATAAGGCAACCAACAGAATTAATATTAGACGTTTGCTTATTGAGATTCGAGATACTGTTGTTAATTCTACAAGACAGTTCGCTTTCGAGCCTAATGATAGATTTACATGGGATAGGATTGAGACTGTGGTAGCACCTATTCTTGATTCAATAAAGAGAGAACGTGGTATCACAGAATTTAAGGTAATTTGTGACGAAACAACAAATACTGCGGTAAGGGTAGATAGAAATGAGTTGTGGTGTAAAGTTCTCTTGAAACCCACAAAGACAGCAGAGGTTGTAGTGTTTGAAATAAACGTAACTAATCAATCAGCGCAGATAGGAAATTAAGGAGTAAATAATGCCAAAAGATGCAACATATTTTAATAGTAACGATGCACACAGGACTATAAATGCTGATGGGGATGGATTGCCCCTGGTATCAGAGGGACTTAACTCGGTAAGGGTCTACTCCTTTGAGTGTGAGTTTGAACTTCCCGCTGGAGTAGCCGAAGGGGGTGGTGACCCATTTTTGACTTTAGCTGCGAAGCAAGTAGGGAACACAGGGATGTCTGTTGAGGACATAGAAGTTTATCGTGTAAATGATAGGGTTTTCTATCCTGGTCGTCCTCGGCAGGAGGAGGTCGTGATTACTTTTGATAATCTCTATCTTAAGAAAGTATCTAATACTTTATGGAATTGGTTCAAGAAAATTTATGATCCCATGACAGGACAGATAATGGAGGGATCCACAGGGGCTGGGTTTAAAGCAAAGCAATTAAAAATTCACCAACTAAATCCTGATGGATCTCCTATGACGACTACAAGATTGTTTGGAGTTTACCCTAGAGCATGGAAGAACGCTGAATTTAATTACTCTAATAATCAATTTCATACAGTGGAAGTAACATTCCGTTATGATTTCATTGATCATGGGGATTCTAAAGGACAGGTGACACATGGCTATGAGAACCTCGACCATTTAACAACGTAGTATTAAAAATATACTATAATAAGATGTAAGCAAGCCCAGCCTAGATGTTTTCTGGGTTGGGCTTTTTTTAGAGATTTTTTTTATGAATTATTATCACGAACTACTTGAAAGCTATTCTAAGCTAAAGAAGAGATCTTTAACTCTTATTAAAGAGGGGGGAGAGGCAGAAGGGGAGCCTTTAAATAGTGTAGATGCTGTTATACAACAATATGGAATGATGACCCCAGGCCAAAAGCAAAGTTTTCCCCACCCCTCCCCTGCTCAAGGCCACGAAAAACTCCATCTTGCGAGAACGGATTTTAGTCTTAAAGCGAAATTTGCGAAGCGTAACTCGGCTATTGTTAAACAGACTTCTAATCCAACCAAGGCTGCGAAGCAAGGGGAGGGGTGGGTACAGCTTAAGGGTGACACATATCAAAATACTATAATAGCTGCTGAGTTGGAGG